TACACAGGTATCATTACAGCTGCTTCATCTGGATTGGCTTATGACCAATTCACAGGCGTAACTCGTGGAACTACAGGTGGCGGTTCAGCTTCTGCATTTACAGCTGCAAACCCTTCTACCAATGCTATTCCTCCTGTTTCTGTTGAATATGCTCCTCCTGATTCAGTAGCAGCTATTTCACATTGGGGTTCATCAGTAGTTATGGATGGTGGATTCTCTAATGACGTATCATTGATTTATAACTACGGTACAACTTCAACTGTAAACGTAGCTAATGGTACAGCTGTTCCAATCTTAGCTATCCGCGTAGCTCCTTCTGTTGATAACGGTCAAGTAGGTACGTTAGGTGTTAAGGAAGTTATTAATCGCCTACAGTTACAAATGCGTGAATTAGGTGTGGTAACCTCAGGAACATTTTTGATTCAATTAGTTTTAAATGGTTATACCACTGGTACAGCTACATGGAGTTCATTTGGTTCTCCTACTCAGAACAACACTGTAACTAGCTCGATTATTCAAGTGGCTTCTCAATCTAATGCTTCAGCTACCTTTACTGGCGGTGAGTCAATAGCAGCTGCGTTTACTAATAGTTCTGGTCAAACTACTCTTGATTTAACAGCCGTGGCAGGTATTGGTAATGCAATCCTCGGTGGCGGTTTGACAAATACAGTTCCGAATAGTTATGCAGGTCAGTATCCAGATGGTCCAGATATCCTTTACGTTGTAGCCAATAACGTAAGTGGTTCAGCAGCTACTATTTTGGCTCGTTTATCTTGGCAAGAAAGTCAGGCGTAATATGCCCTTAATCAAAAGTAAATCCGAAAAGGCTTTCAAGCGCAATATCAGTGCTGAAGTCAAAGCAGGTAAACCAGTTAAGCAGGCTGTGGCGATTGCTTATAGTGAAAAACGAGCTGCTTCTAAAAAGAAAATTGGCGGTGCGGCAAAAAAGATCAAGAATTGGTAAATCATGCCAAAGAATGGTCTTTATGCCAATATTCATGCGAAGCAAGAGCGTATTAAATCTGGCTCTGGTGAAAAGATGCGCCCTGTTGGAGCTAAGGGCGCGCTTACTAAAAAGGCTTTTATTGAATCAGCTAAGACTGCTAAAAAGAAATCTGGCGGTGAAGTTTCATTAAGCATAAAGCGCGGTGAAAAATTGCCGACTGATAAAGGCGCTGGACTTACAGCAAAAGGTCGTGAAAAATACAACAGGGAAACGGGGTCTCATTTAAAAGCCCCGCAACCTGAAGGTGGTTCAAGAAAAGATTCATTTTGCGCAAGAATGTCAGGTGTAGTAAAGAAATCAAAAGGTGAGGCTCCCCGAGCTAAAGCCTCTTTAAAACGCTGGAAATGTCCAGGATGGTAACAAATGAGCACTAGTGGAACTGTATCACAAACCGTAGTTAGCGTTCAGGATCTTATAGACCATGGTGCAAGACGTGCGGGTAAGCTCGCTGAAGAGTTGACCGTAGAACAAGTAAACGCTGCTAAAACCAGCCTTTATTACCTTCTATCAAGTCTTACTAATTGGGGTATTAATTACTGGGCTATTAATAAAGTTGTTATAGGATTAGTTCCAGATCAAACTTATTTTTATTTACCTAATGGTACTGTTGATGTTCTGAATGCAAACTATCGCACTACAACCAATATTACCATGGGTTCATATAGCACCTCTGGCGTTACAGCTAATGCTTTTGATGGCGTGGGACAAAACGTGTGCCAACTTACCACAAATACGGGTGCAATTGGTATTAGCGGGGGTTCAGGTAATCCTCTTTATATCAATACCGTTGGAGTATTACCAGCGGTAAGCGGTAGCGTTTATATTCAAATTCAGGCTTCTGCTGATAATTCAACTTGGACTACTGTTGATGACATTGGTACGGTTAATTGGGTAGCGGGCACTTGGTTATATTATGACCTGCCTACTACTGTAACTCAACCGTACTGGCGTATTAAGCAAGTTTCAGGTATTAATATGGGTGTACGTCAAGTTCAATTTGGTACATTACCCATCGCAATACCTATGGCGCGTATGAACAGGGATGATTACTCAAACTTGCCTAACCGTCAATTTCAAAATGAGCGCCCCCTGCAATACTGGTTTAACCGTACTATTCCTCAGCCTAATATGGAAGTATGGCCAGTACCTAATTCTATTCAACCGCAGATTGAACTCTGGCTTAATCGTTACGTTCAAGACGTAGGTGATTTGGACGGTGAAATTGAGATTCCGCAATATATGTACCTCGCTATTCAATGGGGTATAGCGCATCAGATGGCATGCGAATTGCCTCAAGTTGCGCCTGATAGAATTATGTATTGCGAGGCTCAGTATGAGAAACATTTATTAATGGCTCAAAATGAAAACAGGGATAAATCCCCTATTTACTTTGCTCCTAATATCAGTTATTACACAAGGTAAGTTATAATTTCTTTATGAACTTAGAACGCTTAAACTCCTCTGCTATTGTTTATGCATGGTCAGATCATTTGACAGGGAAAGTCTATTGCGGATCTCATAAAGGTTCTGATAACGACGGTTATATTTGTTCTTCTAAGTATATGCTTAAAGAATACAAAGAAAGACCTCAAGATTTTACTCGTCAGATAATTGCTAAAGGTGCGTGGAAAGATTGCATTGCTCTTGAGAAAAAGATCAATGAGCAACTGATCAAAAACATTGAAACAACTTACAACAAACAAGCATTTCCTGCTATAGTAAATGAAGTTCATCCGATGCTTGGAAAAAAGCATACTGAAGAATCTTTAAAGAAAATAAGTTTGACAGGAAAAGGTAGAAAGTTATCTGAAGAACATAAAAAGAAACTTCATTCAGGTAACATTGGAAATAAACACACTTTAGGTTATAAGCACACTGCTGAATCTATTTTGAAAATATCAGAAGCAAGTAAAGCGAGAAGGCATTCTGAAGAAACAAAAAAGAAAATATCAATAGCGCATTTAAATAATTCTTTTAAAAAGAAAGATTCAAATGCCTAAATGGCTTGATACTTTAGGTAATAATGTTCTTTCTATAGCGATCTGCGATCGTTGTAAAATGAAGAGAGCCTATTCTGAAATAATTCATGATGGTAATATCCCTGCTCTTAGGGTTTGCCGAAATGGATGTTCAGATTCTTTCGATCCTTATCGCCTGCCTGCACGTCAACCTGAAAAAATAACAATTCGATTTCCGCGCCCAGATGCTGACGTTTCAGTTTATAATGACGCTATTACAACTGATCCTAACGTAGTAAATGAACCTAACAATGTAACACAAGGTACTGAAGGTGAATACGGTATTGCTCCTGAGATTTCGGAAGATGATATTGATGGTAATCTTGATAACCTTGCACCTTAGTAAAGATTAATTATGGCGAACGTCAGAATTTCACAGCTACCAACTGCTCCCTCAGCTATCACTGGTGCTGAATTAGTAGCGGTCGTCCAGAACGGTCAAACCGTTCAGACTACTATTGCTAACATGGTTGCTAGTCCTAGTCAAACTCAAACCTTTTTAACAGTAAACAATGAATCTAGTTTACCTAACAGCCGTTACTTTGGTACGGGTTTAGGTTTAGGTATTACTGACACTGGAGCACAAGGTAAGTTTTCTTTATACTTAAACGGAACTTCTGGTTCTCTTGAATCAGCTTCTACAGGAATCATTGTCAAGACTTCAGCTGGAAACATTGCTGCTCGTTCATTGATAGTTACTGGAAGCGGACTCTCCCTGTCAAACGGCAGCGGTATTAGTGGAAACCCTACACTAGCTCTTTCAGGTCTACCTGCGTTGCTCTCGACAACTTCAGGCACTGGATTGTTAGCTACCGCAGGCGGTTCAGTTCTTACACCAATTAGCATCACTGGAACCACTGGTCAGATTACAGTTACCAATGCTGACGGTAGCACAGGTAACCCTAATATTGCAATTACTCCTACAGGTGTAACTTCAGGTACATACGGTAATGCTTCTACTATTCCTGTATTTACCGTAAATAGTCTCGGTCAGATAACTTCTGTAAGCACTCAAGCGATTAACGCACCTACGTATCAAGGTACATGGAATGCTAATACTAATGTACCCGCATTAACTTCTAGCGTAGGAACTCAAGGTTACTATTATGTTGTAGCCGTAGCGGGTAATACTAATTTAAATGGCGTTACTAGCTGGAGTATTGGAGACTGGGCTATTTTCTCAGGCGGTACATGGGAAAAGATTCCTGGTTCATCTACTGAATCGTTTACTAGTTTGACTACTACTAAC